GAAGATGACATACATCTGATTGTAAAAGTCAACTGGCAAGACAACCCGTGGTGGGGACCTGAGCAAGAGGCCCTGAGACTGTGGGATTTCAACAACCGGCCGCGTTCGGAGTACGATTGGATCTGGGAGGGCAAATTCAATGATGCCATTGAGGACTCAATTATCATGCCAGAGTGGGTTGATGCAGCGGTTGACGCGCACCTGAAAATACCCAACATGGCAAACGGTGCACGAGTAGGAGCATTTGACCCAGCTGATGAAGGATCAGACGACAAAGCGTTTTCTACGCGTGTAGGCGTTGTCGTAGAGTCAAGCGAGTCATGGTCTACAGGAGATATTGACACTGCAATAGATAAAGCGTTCGGTATTGCATTTGATACCAGATGTAACGAGCTTGTATATGACTCTATTGGAGTAGGTGCAGGGGTAAAAGTTGGTCTTGCTCCGCGTATCCACGGTACTAACCTGACAGTAACAGGGTTTTGTGGTAGTGATGGCGTGAGGGACCCTGAAAAATTATATCAGGGGGACCGGCCCAATAAACACCTGTTTAGAAACAAACGCGCACAATTTTATTGGATGTTAGCTGAGCGGTTTAGACAGACGTACAATGTGATTGAAAAAGGGGTTTACATTGACCCTTCTGAATTAATCAGTTTATCATCTAAAATCACATGCATGGATCAGTTAAAATCTGAGCTGGTACGTGTGCCGCGCAAACGCACAGCAAGCAACAATTTAGTCCAGATAATGAGCAAACCAGAAATGCGTACGATGAGGATTAAATCACCTAATCTAGCTGACTCGGTTATGATGTTGTTTGCAAATAAACCAATATCAGTAAACGGTGGCGATTGGTCAACACCCGTGAACCTGTAGAGAGAGAGTTATCATGATGGAAGAATCAGAAATTGTATCAGTTGTAGTTGAGGAATTGGCGCGTGGAATTGGCGGCACGGTAAATGCTCAGGACACTGAGGTCACGATTGCACTAGATTATTATCACGGGCGACTGCCAGGACTTAGTAAGCGCATAGCAAGAGACCCTAACGCCTCACGTTATGTATCGACTGACGTTATGGATGTGATTGAGGCCACGTTGTCGGAAATCATGCCAATGTTTGCTGATGAACAGCTGGCATTATTCAACCCCTCGGATCAGGCAGACGTTGGTCAGGCAGAGCTAGAGTCAAGTCTAATAAACTACATGTTTATCAATGAATATGATGGCTATGTGGTGATGCAGTCAATCATCAAAGACGCTCTTCTTAACCGCAACTGCACTGTAAAAGCATCATGGGATGAACGAGCGAGTGTGAGCTACGAAACGTATGACAGTTTGCCAATAATGGCAGTACAACAAGTCATGCAGCCGCAAATGGAAGGGCAAAAGGTAGACGTGATTGAGCAATATGTAGACGCGGATGATTCGCCGATTCAACCACAGACACCTGAGCACATGGCAATGATGCAGCTGGGGGAAATGCCGTTTGTGGAAGAGACATACTCCATAAAAATCCGGCGTACAACTCTAAAAAGCCGGCCTCTAATTGAGTCAATCGCTCCAGAGGATGTGATTGTTTCTACTGACCTGCGTACCCCATTGACTCAGGATGCTCGGTTTATTGCCCATGAGCTGGTTGAAAACGTGTCGAGCCTGATTGCACAGGGTTTTGACCCTGAAATAGTGGCGAAAATACCAAACTACATTGAGTCATACAGCACAACATCACGCAGCACAGAATACACAGGGGATTACGGATCAGCCTCCGACACGACACGACTTGTTAGAGTGTACGACTGCTACATACAGCTAGATGCCGATGGCGATGGTATAGCCGAGTTACGCCATGTCATAATTGGCGGTCAGAACACAATGTTACTCAATGAGCCAGTAGACAACATACCGTTAATTGGCGGGTGTTGTATTATGGTCCCACATGCATACCAAGGGGTCAGCCTTGCTGACAGAGTAAGTCAGGTGCAGGATGCTAAAACGCATATGATACGGTCAATAATAGACGGTACTAAACTAGCAGCGAATCAACGTGTAGGTGTGGTCACTGGGCAGGTTAATCTTGACGATTTACTAACTAGCATCACTGGCGGTATAGTCAGGGTAGAGACTCCTAATTCATTGTTTCCACTGCCGAGTCCTGACATACCAAACAGCTCGTATCAACTGGTCAGTTTGCTAGATAATCAACGGTCTGAGGGTGGCGGTGGTGCTGTTACCACTGCAAACATGGCTCAGGGTATTAGCGGTAGTAGTGCTCATGCCGTGGAACGTACAATGTCAGCAATGGAACTCAGTAATACAATGTTAGCTAAAACGATTGCAGAAACAATAATCAGGGGTATGTTTTTGCAGTTGCATCACGTCATACGCAAAAATTACAAAGGAGCAATCAACGCTAAAATCGGCGGTAAATGGGTCAGCTCAGAGCCAAGTTCTTGGCGGGATAGAACAAATGTAACAATTCAGGTCGGATCTAGCCAGGGAGAACGACAGCGCAGGTCAGCCGTTATGACGAAAATAGGCACGGTGCAAGCACAGCTGGCTGAGAAGGGTAGCATACTATTTAGTGAAGAAAAACTTTTTGACGCGTTGAGCGATGGCGCACGATTAGATGGCATACATAACCCAGAACGTTACTATGTTGATGTGACTAGTAAAGAAGGTCAGCAACTGAAACAGCAAAAAGAACAGCAAAGCCAAAAAACCCAGAATGAGCAAAAACAGTTACAGCAACAAATGGCAAAAGCTCAGCAGGATTTGTCACGGGCTGAGTTAATGAAAGGTCAAGCTGCGTTACAGAGTCAGGAAGCGAAAATCATGGTTGAGCGAGCTAAGGCCGATTCAGCACAGCAGAAACTTGACAGTGATAATGTGATTGCATCACTTGAGATAGAGATAGAACAGACTAAACAACGGATTGAGGCTATTAAGTCGAGCAGTGAATTACAGTTTAAATATGATGAGCTGGAACAAAAAACGATGTTGAAACTAACAGAACTAGAAATTAAAATTGATGAGGATATGAAATGAATTTAAAAAACTATGCAGAAACAATATTAAACGATAAAAAATCACATGCAGAAGTGCAGACTAGAATCCATCTTAAAATGTTAAGAGCGTTTCGGGCAGGAGACCGAGACAAACGTGACACAATATCAGACATGATGAACGCCACAGACCTGTTCATGGCAGAACTGAGGGTTATACTCAGTGAGGGAGAAATAGATGAATGACATTAATCAGCAATTGGCAGCCATAGGGGATGAGATTAGGGAGGATCAGCAGCAGCCAGAGGAGGAGCAGCATCCAGAGGAGCAGCAACCAGAGGAGAAGCAACCAGAAGAAGAGGCGTTACCAACATCGGTCAGCTCTTTGGCAGAAGCGATAGGTTGGTCCCCAGAAGAGCTATATGATATTGACGTAAGCATGGGCGATGGCAAAGACCCCATAAAACTCGGTGCGCTTAAAGATCAGTACGAAACAGCTGTTGCTGAGAAAGCCACGGCCACGGCTGAGGTTGATAGACTGCGCAGTGAAGCAACAAACGCTCCAAATACCGCTGTAGCAAGTCAGGAGCTTTTGCAGGCACAGGCGAATGTAATCAGCATTCAGCAGCAGTATCAGAATTATGACTGGGCGGCGGCTGAGCTTAATGACCCAGGACAGGCAGCACTACTGAGACAAAAATTTACAGAATCGTTTGCACATGCAAATGGGCAGGTTAGCAGGGTGCAGCAGCAACAGCAACAACAGAGACAGCAACAATTGGCGCAAGGGGAAGTGCGGTTGATTGAGTTGATCCCCGAGTGGAAAAACAATGAAACTAGGCAGGCAGCGCAGACCAATATCAAAGCTTTGATGAGTGAGGCAGGATACCCGACTGAGTTTATCAATGGGGTAGATGATCCAATCGCCATAGCGCTGTTAAATGAGCTAGCAATACTGCGAGCGGAAAAATCAGCTGCAGGTGTCGCAGTCACTAAAGTTAGAAAAGCGCCGCGTGTTTTGAAAAGCAGCGGTAAATTAAAACCAACATCACAGGAGAAACAAACTGAACTGGCCAATAAAGCTAGGGCCACAGGGGACAGGAATGACCAAGTGG